GTTGGCAATACCGAATTGTCCAGCTTGCCCGATCCGTCGAGAGCTATGATTTTGCCCGCTTCCGTTGCGCCTGATGATGATACGGTAGCTTCGACTTCTGCGAGCTGGCCGCTGTTATTCTTGATATACTTTTCTGCCATGTTACACCGTTTGAATGATTGTGTCTATGTCGATGATTAGTTGCGTCGCTGTTAAGGCCTTGCCTACGTGAACGACGATAGCGCCGCCAGTTGGCACAGTCTGTGTTAGTGTTCCGTTGGTGCCTAGGTAAACCGTGCCCTTTGTCCAGTTCCAGTTGGCATCTGTTAAGATACCCGAGATCTTAATCGTTACGTTCGCCCCTAAGCTTGCGGCCGTGTATACGATGCCCACAACCTGTGCATTAGCAAGCGTGTTATTGCTGGCGTAGACAGCCTGACCCGAGGAGTTTGTAGTAACAGCACGAAGTGCAGACAGATTCTCACCAGCTACTAATGTGAGGTCATCAGAAATAGGCACCAAACCACCCGATGCAACATCGAGTGTGATAGTAGATTGGTCGACGTTCAGTTTTACGTCTTCGTCTGCAATGTTCAGACTAATCGTCGACTGATCTACGTTGATGGTGTAACTCACTGGGTCACCTCACCAAGAACCGTCACGTAGCCACGTAGTAGTTCATTCGTTGAACTCGAGACCGTCTGCTCCAAATCCCAGACGTACACCTCGCCCACCGTCAACGATGACGTAGTCGCTGCACTTAGTGCCACCGAGAACGTGCCTTGCGAAGCGTTGACAGTCGTGATCGTGAACGTTGCAGCCAGCACGTTGTCGATGGTCCTAATCTGGCCGGCGAAGGTGTAACCTGTTATGTTGGTCACCACCCCGTTCGTCTTATGTGTGAAGGTACGTGCAAAGGCTGCCCCCTGACGGAGCTCTAAATCAACACGTGCACCTGATGATGATAGTATGACCATTGGAAACCTTTGCTGTGCTCACCACTGGGCCCGTGGGCCCAGTCGTCAGAACAACTTTGTTAGTTAGTCCTTGATGATGTTTGCAGCAAGACCGCGCTCGGTAGCGTCGTTGATGCCTTCGCCGTTGTAGAGAACAGCGATGCACGATCCGAAGGTACCTGTCGATCCGTCGCCAGCTGTAGCAACAACGTCGATATAACGCTTGCGACCTGCAAGATTCACGAAGAACCCGAAGACCTTGTTGTCATCGTTAGCCGTTGGCAGTGCCGGTGAACCCGATGCTCCGTAAACACAGCCTGTTATGTCAGCATAGCTGGAATCTACATCTGACTCCTGCAGCTTAAGGGCTGCCATTGCGATGTCAGTAGCACCAAGGCTGAAGTAAACAGCGAGCTTACCAAAGCCAGCCGTGTCGATGCTGTTAGTTGTAAACGATGCATTGTCAACGATTGCAGCTGGTGGCGTAACGTTGACAACCTTCACATTTTGTAGTGCGTTCATGTTGTCACCTTATGAGTTAATAGTTACGAAACCAACAACAGGGCCTGTTGTGCGTGATGCTGCTGTAGCATTGTAGTTGCCCATCTCATGCACCTTGATGTCGAGGTACTGTGTAGCCTTGACATAGATCGTATCTGTGTCGAAGCCCTTGCTTGCGTCTTGCTTGATCGATGTTGCCATACGATCACCAAGAGTTGCAGCCTGTGTAAGGTTACCGAAGTAAGCGAACACCTGGCTGTTAGCATCTGCTGATGGCATCACGTCGACGAACTCGACAGGATAGCCGAAGAGGCGCTGACCGAATGAGCCAGCAAGTTCTGCAGCTGTTGATCCGCCTTGTGCGTATGCGAGGCGCTCTGCTGTCTCACCAAAAGCTACCTTGTTGAAGTACCACTTGGCACCTGTGAGTGCGTATGTTGGAACCTTGCGCATACCAGCAATCAGGTTGCCCATCGTTACCTCAGCGAAGGTGTTGCCAGCGCATACCTGTGCTGATCCGAGGTAGCCCTTGTGTGTGTCGTTTGTCCATGTTCCGCCGCCATCCTCGAGAACCTTGCGGAGCTTGCCAGCAAGACCGAGAACACCGCCGTATGTAGACGTACCATCACCCAAGAACCCAGCTTCGTCTTCCTTCTTTGCGAATTGGCGTGCTACCGATTCAGCAAAGCGAAGGCCAAGATTTTGTGTGCTGTTCATTACAAGTTCTTCAGAGAGAACAGCGAGGGCATACATCTTCTTGGCATTGAGCGTGACAGCGTCGAATGTCATGTCAGATGATGACAGTGTGCCTTGCTCAGATCCCCAGTATGCCGTCACGTCATCGCCTGTGCGGAAGATGCGGATTGATTCCGATCCCATAGGCTCAACACGTGTGTTGCGACGGAATGATCCGTATGTGTCCTTCAGGTTGACGATAAGGCTTGATGTCTCCGTAGGAACGAAGATACCGCCTGTGGCGTCGTTGCCTTGTGTGTGTGACTTGTACTCAACACCTGTTACTTCGGCGTACTTTTGACGTGCTGTCTCATTAGCAAGACCACCTACAAACAAGCCTGTTACATATGCTTTGTACTCAGCATCTGGCATGTTGGCCTTTGCTGATGATTCGCCGACCTTGATGTCGTTTGACTTTGGCAGCTTGTTTACTGCTGTCTTCACTTCTGTCTGGCGTTGTGCGTTCTTGGCCTTGATAGCTTCGAACGACTTTACTTCGTTAGCCTGCTCATTGAGCGCGTCGATTTCAGCGTTCAATGTCTGTGCAGACTTTACTTCGTCCATCGTTGGCTCTGTCTTAGCAAGGAGCGTTTCAAGCTCTGCAGACTTCGCGCTGATGGCGTCGTTGATCTGTTGCAAATTCATGATTGTTTCCTCTTGTTTACTAATGCCCGCAGGGCTTCCATTTCCATGGCAGCCTTTGCGGAAACCGGTTGTGCCGCCTCGATAAGCATTTTGATATTGCCCACCGCTGCAGTCAGTGTGTCCATCAATTCGGTCAAGCGTGCCACGTTAGCCGACGATAGCGTGCGCCCTTCCTTTTGCCTAATTTCTGCGCGTTCGTTCAACCTTGTGATGATACGGCCGACGTCAGCTCCAACGTCTTCCAAGTCATCGTTAAGTCCCTTAGCGCTAATAAGTGCCGTCTGTGAGTTAGCACCGAAGAGCACGGGTGACCACTCGTAAAGTTTGCCCTTTACCAGTTCACGTGCTCCATCCTGTGCAAATGTTTCTTCGACTACAGAATAACCGATCGAGAACTCGTCGATGATACCTTCCTTGATGTCGGAGTAGGTCTCACGTCCTCGCTGTGTGTTCATGTTGAACTGGCCCCTGATATACAGGCCACCAAGGTCTTTCAAGCTATCAGGCAGCATGGCGTCGCCTGGCATTAGCTCACGTGCTTCTAATGTCTTCGCCACTGGTGTCTTCCAGTCGTGAGCCCAGACGCCCTTTGGCAGTTTGGTCTTCAGCGAGTCGTCGAAGAAACCGTATTTCACACGGTCGCCGTAGCTGTCGACGTTGTTAAACACGGAGACAATGGCCTCGATTACGCCACTGTCACCTTCTGCCTTAGCTTGAAATTCGAAAGTCTTACGTTCAATTTTCATGGTGTGTTCCCCATACCATACGAATTTGGGTTATGCTGTTGTTTAATTATCCACAAGTTAGGCTTGCCTTGCACGTGTGAAGCATCGGCAGTTGACGGCATTCCATGCCGATAGTCCATCGCCTGCTGGATAAGGTGTTGTTTCACCACCTACCAAGAAAAGCCCAGGGCCTGCCTTTTCCCCTTCGAGTTGGTCATGCGCTGCCATATGCTCGTCACGTGCCCCTGACAAGGCCACCCACGACCGTCTGATCCCGCCCAATTCATCCCAGACGGATTTCTGCACAGTGCCTGTGGTGGCTGTGGCTGTAGTCCTTGCGATGGCGTTAGCACGTGATACCTTGAGGTCGGAAAATTTTTCCTTCAAAAGCCTTGCCAGTTCCTCCTCGCCTACGCCAGCGTTCTGTCGTAGTAGAGTCTGTATGTCGGTTCTGATGGTTCCTACGGAATCCGCTATCTTATTTGCGCTCTCTGTTATACCAGCCTCACGGCCCCGTGTGAACTCGCCCTCAGCGTCGACCTCTTCTTGTGCCAATGCCAGCACGATCTCTGTAAGCTCGGTTCGGCTGTCCTCGGTTCCGTCAACGAAGTTCTTTTCCCACACGTCGAGGCTGAACTGGTCGTCAATCTTGGTTTCAATGCGGAGCGCCTTAACGTCAGCCGTGATGGTATCGTAGAGATCATCCAGCACACGCCCCCACTCTTTGGCGATGTTTTCGGATTGCTTGTTCAGCAGATCGTCGTAGGCTTTGGCGTAGACCTGTGAGTCGGGATGCTTTAGCCAGGCTTTCGTTTCGGGGCCTATGGTAACGCTGTAGTTTTTGTGAAAGTATTTGTCCGAAGACACGCCACCTCCGAGGCTGAGTGTCTCCGGTGAATCGTCGATATTATCAGCATCGCTGTCGTTGTCTGTAGATACCGCCTCCGTTGCCATAGCCTCGCCAGCAAGGGCCTGAACCGTAGATAGGTCGAAACCTAACTGCACGCCATATTCTGGGATTGCCAGCTGTGCGTTGATCTGATCTGCGATCATATTCCAGAACGGAACACGCACCATATTGGTAAAGTCTTTGCTTGCCTGTTCAAAATTGCTGTAGGTAGCAGACGACAAGCCCATGTGCGTCCCTGCAATAATCGGGTGCACCTTATAAGCACCACAGATGCGCGTCTCGTACTGTCCAAACGTGTCTGATAAGCCCAGTTCATTCCAATCAAGAGCAAGGCGTTTTACATCCCTAACTCCCCAGACGATACCCACGCTACCACGACGTTCGCCTCCGTACTTGCGAGAAAAAGATTTTTGTGCAAGTGAAGCCTGTTCGCTGCTGAGTTCCTCATCGTACACTAGCAACGTTTTGGGCATGGCGTCGTTCTTGTGGATGTTAAACACAGTCGATGTGGCTTCGTTGTAGCCCTCGATAGACTGCGCTGCTAACTCAACAGGGCTGCCACCCCCAAGGGTTTTCTCGGGGTCGTACCAAAATCCTTGAATGTGTACCACGTCTTCCTTGCGTACGGTGTAGGCTACCTGTCCATCGTAATACAGGTAATGTTCAACATCACCATACCCATCGTTGACAGGGGCGAAGTTTTTATCTGAATACCAGCGCATGCCGATGATAGCACCCGAGGCGTTGCGTAGCTTGTAACCGTAGGCGTTGCCACCGATGCACAGGATCGTCATGATCTCACCAAAGGTCACACGCCATTGGTTACGTGTTAGCATCCCCACGATAGGCGATTCGAAGTCGTAACCATTGGGCGTAATCACACCTATCTGCGCTTCCGGCATCATCAGCGAATAGGTCAGAGTGCACGCCACAGCCACGGGGTTCGCCTTCCACATCTGGTAAGCACCACGCCAGTTGACGATAGGTGTGAAGTTATGCTTGTTCCACAACTCCGTCACTGGTATAGGGAGGTCGTTCTGTGCGACCTCGCCAGTAGGGGAGATATACTGCTTAATCCGAGTTAGTATGCTCATAGGTCCAAAGTGTTTTGTTTGTTCTTGAAAGCGTGCTCAATCCTTGCACGTGCTATGTCTACATATTCGGGTGTCATGTCTATACCGATAAACTGGAACCCTTCTAAGATGGCAGCCTTGCCTGTGGAACCACTGCCCATGAAAGGGTCGAGAACTATGCCATCCGGTGGTGTTACCAGCCTGCACAGGTAGCGCATAAGCTCGGTAGGTTTGACGGTGGGGTGGTGGTTGGCAACAGGCTTACGTTGCACATCTGGAGTGTTGCCCATGTTTTGTCTTGACCATTCGTCTTGTGCATATGTACCTGTATGCTTTGTAGGCATCCCCTCGCACCCCTCGTCCCTATCTCGCTTGGAAGCTTTGGCGCAGTAGAAGTACCTTGCTGACTCCCCCATGCCGAAGACGGCCTCATCACTCCCGTCGTGGATAAGGTTGGCGGGGAAGCGGCCTTGTCCAGATTCGCATGGAACGCGAGACCCGTCCACATTAACGCCACCCGTGCCCCATTGCAGTACGTTCGCCGCTACCGTTCCCGTGAATGGCTTGCGTGCCACAGTAATAGGCTCCAGCGCAGGTTTGAGCGCAGTGCCCCAGCCTTGCCATTGTTTGGCGGCGGGAGTGGCGGGGGCGGGCAGCGGGCATTTGCATGATGTGCCATTGCGCGATTTGTTGCAAACACCACAAATAACAGCGGCGCAACCATCCGATAAGGCGTTTCTTTGCTTGGTTTTGCGCTTCTGATGTGGGTCGTCCTCACGTTCCGCCCCCGCGGCCTTATCTATCGCCTTGCTTATATCGTGCGACTTCGGGAAACCGCTGCCATACACCCACGCGATCATGTCCCGTATCTCAAACCCTGCATCCTCGATACGCACTGCCATACGGTGCTGTGTTCGTGTTCCCGCGAATGCGAGCAGATGCCCGCCAGGTTTAAGCACACGGAGGCATTCACGCCAGATCTCCTCGCTTGGAACGTCATAGTCCCACTTCTTGCCCATGAACGCCAGACCATAGGGCGGGTCGGTGACGATAGCGTCCACGCTGTTGTCTGGCATTGTAGCCAGAACATCTAAACAGTTGCCCGTGTGGAGTTCAAAACTCATAGAAAAACAACCCCTGCACCTTGCGACTTAACAGCCGCCATCTCAGCGTAAACGAGAGCATCCACCATGTCGTCGTGGTTGCCCTCTGGGAAAGAAAGTAGTTCCTGTTCGAATGAAGGTTCCAGCCCACGTACATGTGTTACCAGTAGCTGCTCATACCTTGCCAGCAAAGCGTGGAAACGTGTTACCTTGTCACGGTCTGGTTTAACAGCCTTGACAGGTAGGGAGGTTTTGCGGAGTAGTTCCTGCACTACTGCCACCTGATACTGGACGGCCTCGATGTTGATACGTGATGGGTTCCATTTTGCCGCCAGGCTTTGTACGCCTTGGACGACTTCATGAAACCCCACCTTGCCCCTCCACATGTCCAGCACGTACCTACGCCCCGAGTCCTTGTCGTAGCCCACAACAGCGATGGCGGTGTAGTCAGCCGTGTCTGATTTGGAGATAGCAAGGTCAACCCCCATACCAATCTTCAGATCTCTAGGCACCTGGTCGCTGTTGACGTAGGTTATCATCTCACGTTTAACCAGAGCACCCTGCACGTCTACAAACTCAGCCAAGTATTCCTGATTGAACACCACGGTAGGCAGTTCACGCTGTGCAGCGTCGATTTCATCCTGTGCGATGTAGGGATTCACGCTCGTAGGCATACGGAAGGACGCATACGTCTCGTCCAGCCGTGCACGTTCGTACATCGCGTGGAAATCGTTGCGTCCCTTTGGCGTGCTGAAGAAATACCCGTCACCCTTGTAATCCGTCAACGTCGGACGGATCGCTTCGTTCCATGCGTCCATGAAGTTCCTGACCATCGCCACCTCATCACAGACGACCCGTGCATACTTACGGCCCCGAACACTATCGAAAGCGTCTAATGACCAACAATCGATGATACCACCGGTCTCGATGGTAAGGCGTTTTTCCTGTTCACTTACACCCGTGATTATAGGATGCAACGTTGTCTTGAGGGCCTTCCAAACATCAGATAGCATCTTGTAAGTGGGGGCGAAGTAAGCCGCCGGTTTGCCCATTATAGCCGATTCGATAAGCAGGGCTTCCGCCATCACGGTCTTGCCAAACCTACGACCACAGGCGACCGTGTTGAATCGCCTCCGGTTACGGAAGATTAGCTTTTGACCGTCATGTAGCTGTGCGTCAATCGTAATCACAACGAAGCGTCCTTTGGCCCTATGGCGATAATCTCGGCATCCTCGATGTGCTTGGGTTCCTCATGTGTCGGGGCAAGGACAATACGTATATCTGTCTTGCCTGAAACCTCGGTAGCCGCCTTGTCTGTCTGTGCGAGGTGTTGTTTGCCCAGCCAGATCAGCATCGTGTTATCACCTGACAGGGCTTTGTCGATCTGTGTCTGTGCCAGCTGGAACCTGACGTCGTTACGTTCGTTCTCGATCATGAGGGCATAGTCAGCCTTCAACTCACTGACAGGCACGTCACGGTTCAACAGAACCGAGCACCACCGTGACAGGGCAGTCCAGCCCATCATGGCGCGTGCACGACGTTTCAGTTCGGCCTCTTGTGAAGGTGTTAGGTTCATTCAGCTATTAAGTTATGCTTAATAGTTGGCCACTTATCCACAACATCACAGGCCCCGCATAAGGCTAGCATAATTGATCTGCTGTATGTCAGTCACCACCGACCTCACGTCGCTGTACATAAGGTAGGCATCCTCGATGCTGGCGATGCCGTGCAACACCGTAGCATGGTGCTTTTGGCTGTGCTTGGCTATAGAGGTCAGCGTCCAGCCGTAGTGCTTGCTCAGGATATACCACGTGATAGAACGCGCACGTACCACGTCAGCACGTCGTGTGGCACTGTAGGCATCCTCGAGTGTGACACCGCACAATGTGCATACGTCAGATAGGATCAACTCGTATAACATAAAACCCCCTAATTCTTTTTGACGAACTCGATGGCATCGTCAACAGATCTGACGATCCCATAGGGTACGCCATAACGCAGACAACAGTCCGAGAACCTGTCTTGCGTTTCCGACACCCTACCTTTGGCAGCCTTAACTTCTAACATCCATGCGCGGCCGTCACGATAGACAGCCAGGTCAGCATGGCCTGATGTGGCGTTAATGTTTACCACACGATACGAGGACAGCCGTGTGCCATGTTCCAGCTGTTGCGTTGAACTGTTGACACGGACAACCATATACCCTAACATGCACAGTTGGTCAGCTATGGCCTTTTGCACTACGCGCTCCGGTATAACACCCGAGGCTTTCTTGGCAGCCTTGGCACGCTTGGCAGCCTTCAGTTCATCCAGCAGCCTATGCTCGCTCGCATCCCAGTCCAGATCGTCTATCTCTCTCATTGCATCCCTTGGTTGTTGTAACAGTGCCACAGTCCGTCGGTACCTTCGAACCATGTGTATCCGTCGACGTTATGCTCATACATCAGGGACAGCATGGTCTTGCCAGCCTTGACCCGTTGGCGCTCGATCATGGCCGATTCCAGCACCTCATGGCGTGAGATAAGTCTGGCCTCGGTAGCGTTGAATTGGGATAGGTCGGGGCCGTCATCGGGTAGGACGCCATCCCACGCGTCGCCTGGGGGGTGTCCAAATCGTTTATAGAACTCCCAATCCTTAGCAAGCACGTCGTACAAATACGTACCTCTGGTTGCCTCGACGACGGCATCTATCGTTTCCGGTTGCAAGGTGCCGCCTAACGTAGCAACCGATGCCAAATCGTCGCAACTGTAACGATACCATTGACTTACGAGAAAATCCAGCATCTCCTCGGTTGCTAGGTTGCAGGGTGAAACTATAGTTTTCACTCTATACTTTTCATTTATTTCTCCTTCTACTTCTAATATATTCTTACAACCTAGCAACCTAGAGAAGTATATATATATAAATAAAGGGGTTAGGTCGGTTGCCACCTGTTCGTCCGAACTGACAACCTTCTGGCAATCCGGCAACCTAGGTGTGGCAACTGGACTCAGAAGCCCCATCTCTACCAATTCGTCACGTGTGAATAGCATTAGAACTCCCCTTCCTCATCTACGTTAAACGGCAAATGCGCTGAGGACTTCGTGCCTATAATCACGTTGTAGCCCCTTCTCGTGCCCGTTGTGGTCTTTTTAGCTATTCGGGGTATGTTGGCCTTGGCTAAGGCTCTGCCAAGCCCGTAAATGAACTTATCGTTGATTTGCAGGGAGATCTTCTCTTCGTCGTAGACACGGTTCGCCAGCTGTGAGGCCACCTCGGATGTGGTCAGGAACGGCACGTGAGCCCCCGAGCCCTCCGGCTTGTGGGTTATGTACTTGGACACTAGGTCATCGTACTGTGTCAACACCTCAAAGTGCTTATTCCAGTCGTTGATCTTGCCTATCTCACGATCATCAAACCAGTAACGCTTGCCCTCACGATAATAGGCCACAGCCTGCGACCATAACCCATCGATGTCAAACTGCCTTATTGAGGTAATGTCGATGTTGCCCCCTACCGGTATGACAGGGAACCGGCGCGATCCGGTCTCGTCGTTCAGGAACGTTCGCCTATTAACAGATCCGGCAAAGGAGCACCTCCTGGCGTACGTCGTCTCATACTTATCGTATGGCGACCGCAGGCGCATCGTGTCTGACGTGATTATGGCCTTGATAGATTCGTGCTGTTTTTTGGTCATTGATTCCAGTTCGTCGTCTACGACCATGAAAGACCTGGCAATGATCAGTTTGACGTCCTTGTCATCCGAGATGCTGCCCTCATGGTAATAGTCTTGCCGAAGTTCCACAGGGCATAGGTGCCGTAGATAGGTCGTCTTGCCTATACCTTGCCCGCCCTGCAGAATTAGCATGATATGGTTCGGTTTGTGATCCAAAGCACCCGCCACGGCCCCGATAAGCCACTTCTCGATGATCATTTCGAATATGGCATGCTGTACTTCGGCTGAATTGTGCTTACCATCGTCGATGTCGGCATCATGTGGCAGTAACTGGACGTAATCACGGATGAAATTGCGATCGCCTGCTTTCCATTCGGGCAAACCCTCGAAATACGACTTGATAGGGTCGTGCTTAGGTACGAAGTCACTATCGAGCACTTCGTTCATGCGCTCTTTGGTAATCTTGATTCCTATCTTCCGCATCTTACGAAGCTGACTGTGCACCCAGTAGTCCGTCAGGGCTTCAAATTTTACGTCGTTGTCGCCCCTGAGCTCAATTTTGCCTGTGATGACGTTCTTGCGGAACTCGTAACCACTGGAGAGGTACGATTCAACCTTGTCGAGGATCTCGGTGGGGTCTTTGGTCTCAAGTTTGATGATGTCCTTGGGAACCTCATACCCATGTAGCTTGGCGTAATAGTACAGCGTGGCAGTGGTCACCCGTGTTAGCTTATTCTTGAGAACATCGGCATACGTCAGGCCTCCAGACATCGGTGACCACTCCTCGAGGAGCTGTGCTGCCATCTTATCGTCACCCAGGGCGTGCGCCACAGCTGCCACTACTTTCTTCCACTGGATGTGATCCTGCTGCTTAGGTATCACACGTAGCATTGCCCTAATCTGGTCGACGTTAGGCTTGGTACCTCCAAAGGCGTTAAAAGCGATCTCCAGATCCCGTGCCTCCTCATGGCCGTCTGTCATGTCCGCGATCTGATCCATGGTCAGGATGTTACCCCAGACGTGGATCTGTGCGTTCTTAGCACCAAACCAGATGCGTACTGCATCACGTGCGTTGGTATCGCCTCCGAAGCGTTCAGCCAGGGCGGTAGTAATGGCCTTGTAGTCTTTGGCATTCCGTATGGGCTCTTCGGTTATGAACATAACCCTATAACGTGGGTTCTCTGCCGTGTGCGAGGCTGTCGTGTATGCGAAGGAAGCGTACTTGCGGAAATAGGGATCTGCCTCGATGTCGTCGAAGCTATGCTTGCCATTGTCGACGTCGACACCTACAATCTGTGCAGACTTGAAAGCGTCCCCGTTACGCTTGGCAAACCCTGTCTTCTGATCTACGTGCAAGTCAGCACAGCAGATAGGCCAGCCGTGACCTACAAGGTGGTTGATGATGTCATCGCTGACCATCTCGACAGGTGACAGCTGGGCGCTTAGTGCCACCCAATCCTGACGTGTTGCAGCCTTATTGACAACGGTTTTGTTAATCGACAGACGTATCACTTGCACGTGGTTGTTCTCCGTGTCTAGATGTTAAAGAATTATGAAAGCTAACAACTTGATAGCCACGTAAGCTATCCCCAGTGCTACGGCACCGATTCCAGCCACCGCAGCCACAAAGGCCAGCGTTGTAGTGTATACGACAGCCTGACGTGCCCAGGGGGGCAGAGGCGAAGGACGTGATATGATTAGCTCACGTTCAGCATCGAGGGCTTTGCGGAAGTCGTCGCGGTTCATGGTATGTCTCCTTTTGATTTATCGCGTGTTGCAATCAATTTGTCTGCTGCATTGTAACAATACTCACCTACTAAACTCCATTCTTTTTCAGATCCTATTTTTCCTACAAGGCCAGCTAGTGCCTGCCCCGCAAACCAATCTCGCAACGTCATGCCAACGTAGGCATGGTAAGCATGAACAGAAGGGAAAGCAGGCCCGCCTGTCTTGTCAATTAATTCTTGTTCGTTCATTGCTCACTGCGTGTTGTTGGCATAAAATAGAAACACCCATCGTCGTATGTGAACGGTGGGGTGGTGATTATGACTCGCGGGTCAAAATCTGTTTTGCCGTCGTCTTTGGCTCTGACCATGCTATCGTAGACAACCCAGCGGGCGCACTTGTCTTTCTGAGCACAGGGGCCGCCAATGCAGACGGCGATGTCGAGGGGTAGGTTCATAGATTATACCGTCCAATTTTTGTGTGGAAAATCATGAAACATGTTCCTAATTGCGTAAACATCTAAATCATCATCGTAACTCAAAATCTTCTCTTGTACCATTGCGCCCAAAATCGCACGCATCGCATCCTGGCTTACTCTATAACCTGGGGGACGTTGCGGCATGTTATGACAATACCATTCTAGTGATTCTGAAATTTTCGATACAATACACTTACCAAAGTGTTTAGTGATATCATCATAACTGGCTTTGTTCTTTTTCTTTTTTATGTATTCACAGATAGTTTGTTTGGACAAAAGCATTCCAGGCAATTTCACACCGTATGAAATACCCCATTCATATAATGGCACAGGTTCATGTTGGTATGAATTTTCAAATGCTTTGAATAACTGATCTATCATTTCACGTTCGGCAAGCCCACGCTGGCCCTCATCCAATGTATCTTCAAATCTAATACCTCTGCTGATAAACCACTCATGGCCCTTGTGCTTATCTAAAATTGATATTGCACCGAATAGCTTTTTAAAGAACAATTCAAACAGTGCTGTCTCTTTATATCCATTTAACCATTGACAAGCTATCTCGTCTTCATGGTATCCAATTTCAAGATAATTCTCAACTCTCTTAATTAAATTTTTTGATCTACCAACTTTCACAATCAATTGGTTCCAATCTTCTCGTTCTATCTTTGATGGGTCTAATTTGTATGGTCTGGCAATCATGTATATGCCTTCCATGCCATCATTTAAGTCATCATATTTCATAGTGTTCCCGTGTAAAAATTAAGGGCCGGCCTTCCACAACCGGCCCTTGTTCCAAACTCCACCACAGGCGTTGCTGTGTTGGTATTTACTACCGACACGCAGGGGCATACCCTGCTTATTGGTTAGTAAAAAAACTTCTCTACTGGCCGCCCGTATACGTTAACGTATGCGAACTGATCGACAACGGGTCGGTACCTGTTCAGCACGTAGTCAATCATAGGGCGAACCTTGCCAATGGTCTTGCTAATGTGGATCTCGTGTGCCAGCCTTTTGGCAGCCTCGGTTTCGGCGTACTCAGCACGTTTCTTGTCAAGGTATTTCTTGATGACGGTGATTTGGCGCTGTTCGTAGTTTGGATTCTTAGGTGGCACAACGGCCCCGTTGGATTCTATAAACGTTGCCAGTTCTTCCTGCAGCTTGTTGAATGCACTTACGAAGGCGATAAAGTTACCACAGGCAAGAGTTCGCGTACATCTTACGCTATTGCGTATTATCTGCACCTTCAACTGTACACAATTTCCTTGCTTATAAGCTGAAATGTACTGTACGATCGGAACGTAAGCCATCTTGTTCGGGTCGGTATGCTCAGACAGTTGTTTCCAGATGTCAGAAAGGGAGCGTTGCATCGTCGTATCCTAGGGATGGTGGTAACGTTTCGTTGACGGCAACAACACGTTCGTTGCGTTGTAGCTTGGGGCTTACCTTAGCTTGGAACTCAGACAGTAGGAAGTCCATTTGCTTCGTGTCGTCCCAAATCTCCTGGCCTCGTACCTTGACTTTTTCCAAGTCCGGTAGAATGATCTTGCCATCGACGGGGTTGATGGAACTACAATAGAGGCGCTCGATCTTCTTGCCACGCTGTGAGACAGTGCAGCCGGTGATGACTCTGCTGGCATCGTCCTTTGGGCTGAAGCTATAGGGCTTGACTGTTGTGTCCAGCGTTGCATCCCACTCGGGATTGCAGAGCGCCTGTATGAGTGTTCTGGCATAATTACTAGAGTATTTTAGTGTCAAAACATAGGTATAAGGCGCATCGACGAAGGTGATCCGCCACTGCTTACCGAAGTCGGTATCGGCAACCTCGATGGCCCGCACGAGACCTGTGAACTCATCGTGCACTAATTCGTGCACAGTGTTCCCGTCTTTGGTTACACGGGATACAGACTCTGTTGTGGCCTCACGAAGGCGAATGCGGCACTTGCCGTCACTGAGGGTGAAGTAAGTGGCATTTGTTGCCACGGATGATGATTGAAAACCCATGGTAGGTGTTCCTGAAAAGGTGAAAAATGTGGGTTGTGTGGTTGGTGTAACAATACGCACCGGTGCCCGTCAACCACAACAGACACCGGCACGGTTTACGAATGGCCCACGGAGAGAAGCCAGTCGTCGTCAGTCAGTGTTTCGTCATTCTTTGCCAGCCGTTCGTAAGCAGCCCTTGCTATGTCTTCAGGGCGCACAATCTCGATAGTTGCTTGTCCAGGTAAAGTTCCCGTGTAGATTTTCTTTTCTCTTGGTGTGCGTAGTGTGCCGTTCATGGATTTAAACAGCAGGCACCGTGCAGCAATCTCGTTTAGACTTACCTCGCCTGTCTGACGTTTCCAAGTCCACGTTGGATCGGTTCGCCAGTCTTTCGGTAGCCAGTTGTATATCTCGGTCACGACAGGCCAGCCGTGTGCTTCGGCGTGTTCGTTCCATGCAAGCCTGTACATCTCCAGTTGCACGGCATAGTCGTCGTATACAGACGATCCGCTCTTGAAATCAACTATGGCGATTTTGCCATTATTGAGCTTGCATACGAGGTCACAGGTGCCAGCAAACTCATGCCGGTCGCTGTATAGTAGCATCTCAACAGCGTACACTTCCGCCACATCCTTGCGAAAGAACTCATCGAATGACATGAGGGCCTTACTGTGGAACTCGGACAATCCTGTCATCTCGATCGTCTGACCTGCCATATAACGCTCAAACAAGATGTGCATCTGTGTTCCACGTTCGGCGGCTTCGTCTCGTAACTGGTTGGCGCCTTCGACGCCATGCTTGGCATACCATGCAATCAGCCCTTGCGGTGTTGGTGAGGTCGCCTTGATGATGCGTGTGACGGAAGGATACCACTTAACATCGACGTCATTCACCCGTGCGTAGAACCGGTCGCCTCCGTCGTCATAACGGAACAAAGGTGCCGGCCGTTCGTGGTTGTGTAGGTTCCAGATCATTAGTTGTTCTCCGTGTAATAATTGATGTACTCAATTACGAGTTGTCGCAGCAGTGCCGACTTGGTTACGCCTTCGGCCTCTGCAATGCTCTTCAGGTGGTTGTTATGCTCTTCAGGTATGCGGAATATAACGTTTGGGTTGTAACATGGTTTCCGGCCCCGTGGGCGTCCGCGTTTACTTTGTGACACGGTACCCCTCGATATATTCATCGTCGATAGCAGAGGCCACTTCCCATATTTCGTTCATCTCCCTACGGCATTCCTGCAGCGTCTTGGCCTTGTCGATGCTGTCAACAATTACCCCGAGGTCGTCTACCCACTTGCGGAGCACTGAGATAGGGATCTCACGTGTGATGGTTTTGTCAGTCATTGAAGATCTCATTAAGATTAGCACAGGCACGTTCGGCGTCCGGCTTATTGCTAAAGAAGGAAGTTGTTTTCAGGACATCGCCATTGCCATATACCCTATGTATAGTCCACTGGGGGCGAGGTGGCACGTATGCGGCTTCGTCTGTAAACTCAACGACCTGGTATTCAAACTGCGATGCCTTGATGCTATTGACAAAATGCAGGCAGTTCTCAAGCTCACAGTGTAGCTTGTACGTAACGTTTTCATCAGGGCCGTGGTTGACGTAATAGTCTTCCCAGTATGCCTGTGCAGCTATTGCCAGCAGTTTATAGGCATTCAACAGTTTATCTTGCTTATTCACCGCTGCCCCCACAGTGTTACGGTCTGGTTTGGTTTGATCATTGGATCTGGCGAAATAGTACCAGCCAGGGCGAACATGCCGATTGTTAGAACTGTCAGGAACACGCCAACAGTCAGCAGGCGTTGACGATGTGATCCCTCGATGCGAGGTGTGACGCGGAACCATAGGTTCCCATCGTAGCGTCCGGTTTTGAACTCAATGCTGAGTCGCATGAAAAACTCCGTGTAAATAAGATTGTGGTTGACGTAGTAGTTGACTACGTTTTATTGCATTGCAAGATTAACGAAATCTTTTCGATTTTCCAACAGCCACTCCCGAGAATTTTTTGCATCCTCCTCGTAGTTAGCCACTCCGAGCGTCTGCGATCCGACATGATGCACGTATGACCTGGACACAAACACCTCATACCCACGCTGGCGGATGTCGAAGCACTGCACATCGTCACTGTAAAAATTGATCGGTGGGAAGTCTACCCACGTCTCCCGTGTGTAGACAGCCAGCAGAGGAGCCACGCTTGGCACTGCGATGATTTGCAGTTCCTGCTGGTTCTGGATTGTCCTCTGTTGTTCCATGCCGTAGGTAAACCGTATGTTCTGCGGGCTCATCCTCACGTAGTCAGCACGTGATGCTATGACTCCCCAGTGCCGTTGTTCTCCCTGGCAAATCTCGATGTCTTCGTTAAGCAGTTGGAAACTATCAGGGCGAAGCACGATGTCGTCGTTGGCGATGGCAAAGGTTCTATGCCCTCCTCGGATCATCGTATCTACCAGGGCATTGTAGCTTGTCCCGAAGTTACCGAGCGAGTGCTGGCGGAATACTTCGACATCGCGTGGTTTGTATTCTTTGAGCGAAGCTAAAAACACGCGTTCGTGTGGCGTGTAATGGGCTTTGGATTTGTGGCAGTATCCAAGGGCGGTGATCATGGCATCACCTCGTTGTAGATGTCTGCGATACGTTGGGCAGCGTCTGCGTGTTCGCGAAACAACATTGGCAAGTAATAAGAAAACTTACCTGAATCGAACAGAGCAAAAAAGTCAGCATCATCACCGCCCCACTTTACCGTCCATCGTTTTGGTTTGACATACATATCTGGTTTCGGAATTGGCATCCACGGCTCGCCTGCTTCAATCTTATACCATTGCAGTAGGTTAATGTGCCCCCATCGACAACATATAACATTGCCACTTACTGCCTCTTGTTTTGTAGGCAATCTATCTGTTATCCATTCCGAAGATTTAGACATAATCTGATCCTCAACAACCATTTGAAGTTTATATGTATCGTGCATATCTATGATTGCTCTTCTTCGGTTCTTCCAATGACCGCCTGTTTTTTCTTTACTCATGGCTGCTCTCCTTT